AATACCCACTCCAATCGTGTCGTATTCATCTGGCACTTCACCTTTGACAAATAATTCAGGAGAGATCCCAAGCTCAGTCGTTTTAATTGGTTGGTTTAAGTATTGGTAAGAGAAAGCAACACGATCATCAGCTTGTAATTTCAAAAGATATTTAACAGACCAAAAAGAAGGCCAATAGGATTTAGGAGCACCACTATCGTCGTAACTTAAAGCCCCTTGTGATATGACTTTCCATCCTTTTTTCTGACAGAAAGTTGTAGTAAATAAATCATCAAAATGAAATCGAGTTCCTAAAGCAATAGCACGAGCACCTTGAAACATGGTTGGAACAATAACATTTGTCCAATTAGATTCCATCTCTCTTCTTATATCTGGATTAGCAATGGCTGCTGCACTTTTGATAGCGTCATCAACGATAATTAACGAACTTCGCTTAGAAGTAATAGTTCCTTTCAGCCCTGCACAAGCAACAGTAAAAGCGTCTTCTCCTCTAACGTCTATCTCTGCGTGTTCGAAATCAATAGACCATAATTCATCGCTCGTGCGATGTTTGGATAATCGAACTGTCGGAAAAATTTCTTGATATTCTTTATTGGAAATTAGGTTTTTTATTGCAGCGCTTTTATTCCTTGCAACGTCTACGTTATATGAAACGTATAAAGTTCTTAATAATCTTTTAGCTTGAGCATGACGTCCTATTAACCAAGCAACTAATAATCCTATTACTGTGGACTTAGCACTGCCTCTAGGACTTAATAAGCATGTATTGGGACCAGCGATATCGAGTAAATGCTCGTTGCTTTCACCTGTTAAAAACTCTTGGTGCCACACCTTCATATGACGAGCTGCAGGTTTTCCCATTAGCTCGCAAAAGAAAGCAAAACTTTTACGTGCTTTTAAGACGTGTGGAGGAGTTGTAACGACCTCTGGCTGACTCTGTATAGCACGAGCAGCTAATTGGGCACTTCGTCTACGAGCGAGAGATATCGATGCATTAGACATGTAAGAAGTCTAGGCGTTATTCACTATTGAAGCTACATAAGAATAATTTTTTCTTTTTGCCTCCAACCTTTTCTGTCTACCCAATCTTGAAATTCAGCTTTAGCTTCTGGAGTTAAATAACCAAAAAATCTATTCAACGCATGTTTTAGGGCATAATTTTTATCTTCAAATTTATCCAGCTCTAGACCGCCATGCAAGGCACAGCAAGCGTCTAGGAGATCATACATAGGTATAGGAGTATGAGCGTTTTGTTGTTCCCTATCCATAAATAGTGATAAACTCAATTAAG